TCACCACTCAATCCACTCTCACCACCACTACTGAAGTCGGGTGCTATTACTTTGATATCTGGTCTGCCGAATGCAGCTAGCGTCTCGAAGTGTTCACCTTGTCCTGGTTGTGGTCCTGTGCTCTGGTCTGACTGTGATGGTTGGGACGTTGGCGCTGCCTGGGCGCTGCCCACTACCAAATTGATAGGAAAAGGGACAGTTGCCGGAGCCCCCGTCTCCGGATGTGCGACAGTGCCGCTTGTGTCTGGTTGCGACAAGTCAGCGAGTGGCCTATCCGGAGGCAGTCCGTGGTCTACGTTGTATTGTCGTATACGCTCCTTGGCTGGATCGAGACCAATCTCTCTCGCCATACGGTCCTGTTGACGCTCTGCTAATATACCTGCACCACCAGTGAATGCTGCACCAACGATGGGTGCTGTCCCAGTGGCATCAAGTGTTGGCACAACCATGTGTGCAGCGAACCGTCCCAGCCGTGTAGGTATCGCGCCGATTACACCAGCACCAGGAACTGACATACCACCAGCACTAAAAGCCATATCCTGTATGGTCTTCTCCTCTGGCGTCTGTCCTTCCATGTGTGGAACTACACTATTCACCTGATCCGCAGCATTGCGATAACGCTCACCTGCTGCTGTAGCGAAGTCGAATGGTTTGAGATTTGTTGGCACTCCCAGCTTGCTGCTTGCATAGTTGATTGCAAGCGGTCCAAGATTGGTTGCAGCCTCTGCTGCTTGTATGGCTCCTGGCAACTGTAGTGTCGCGTTGCCTTGTGCATCCTTACCAACAGGCGAGAACTGTGTAAGTAGTCCTGGCAACAAGTTGGTTACGGCTAGACCAGCACCACGCAACTGTGCTTCTCTCTCCGCTCTCCCTTCTGGACTGTCGAAGGCATATGGCGATGGGATCAATACATCGCTCATGGGCGATATGTCCTTCCGCTCTTGCCTACCAATACCAGCCCACCATCTGTGCCCTCGAACACTGGCCAGAAGCTGCCTTGTGAGTTGGCAAGCACATCACGCTTAGCGTCATCAGGCAGTAGTCGTGCAGCCATCTTGCCTTGTGCTTGTATCTTTGGATCAGTCAACACCTGTCCACCGGGCTTAGCCTGTGGTGCAGTTGTCTGCGCAGGTGCAGCTTGTTGTGTTGGTGTAGCAGGCTTACTTGGTGCAGCCGTGGCAGACCCTGGCTGTTGTGTGCCTTCGTCTGCAGGTGCTAATGGTAGGTTGGTTTTACCAGTTGTCCTACCTGCTAGATCAGGCTGTCCTCCATCACCACCAGGAGCCAATGGTCCGAGCAGTGGATTACCTTGTCCACCTGTGACTGTGCCATCCTGTGATACTTGTGGACCAGACTTCGCAGGTGGCGGTTGATTACTTGTTCCACCACCACTTGGTCCTGTTATCCCAGACACACCAGTTGTTGGTGCTTGTGGTGCAAACGTGGCACCATGAGTTGCCTCTGCAATGCGTCGCTTGATCTCGTCATCACTAGCACCATACGGTATCCTGACCGGCACCTGTATTGGCTTGCCATCTGATCCAATGCCTATATCAGCCATGACTGTATATGTCTCTGGCTTCGCATTGGCAGCACGAACCGCTGCTTCTTGTATTGCTAGCGGCACACCTTGTGTCGTAGGTAGACCAGTGATCCCTGTCACAGCTTGTGGTGTGGTCGGATAGCCAGCCTGGACAAGATGATATGCAGCGTCACTGCCAATGTTGGCGATGTTCGCATTCTGCAATCGTGTCTGTTGACCAGAGAAGAAGTCACGATTGGCTTGTGGCACGCCTGCGAACAACGAACTGTTGTTCATCAAGCCCACACCACCGGGTATCTTCGCATACTCGATGCGTGCCTTCTCAGCGTTGTCTGCCATCGTCGCAGCCAACTGCTGTGCAGCGAACTCGTGCTGCCTATCCAGTTCGTAGTTGTAGTTGCCCTGTGATGTTTGGTTCTGTATCCGATACAGGTCCAGTAGGTTCTGTGCCTGTGCAGGCGACGTGATCGCTTCCTTCGCGAGTGTGGTCTCGATCTGGAATGGATCAATCGCCTGTGGACTGTATGAACCGTAGTTTGCAACGGCCATGTATCACCTACTAAGCTGGGTATGACTTGCCAGGACCGAAGCCTATGTCCATGTCCGCAAATGGGTCTTTGGGCTTCCCACCTATGCCAAAGCCACTGAGCATGTCCTTGTTGGTCAACAGGCTAGCCAGTCCACTGATACCTTGTGTTGTCGAGTTCAGGTTGAAGTTCGGATCAGGTATCGCATTGGCAGCCGCCCCTGTAGCCTTCTGTCCAAGCTCTGTCGATGAGTTGACGCCCGCAGCACCATACGCTGGTGCCACCGATGCAGTCCGCGCACGATCCGCAAGCAGACTTGCCATCGTCTTACTCTGATCGCTCGGCACAATACCCGAGAACTGCAATGATGGATTGGCCAAGCTCGCTGCTGTCGTCGCTGCACCTTCAAGTCCCTGTCGTCTTGCGTTGTTGATGCTGTCCACATTGGACAATGCTTGTATGCGGCTCTGCACCATACTGTCACGCAGGTTCTCGTAGCCCTGCCTACCCAGCTTGGCCAGCACGTCTCCCGAGCCTGTGCCCGTGCGTGTAAAGTTCCGCAACGTATCCGACACCAGCGGACGCATCACGTTGTTGTTGGCCCGGTTGGCTGCATCCTCAAGGAGACTACTTAGTTCTGTCGCAGTTTGCGGCCTAAACTGTGCTAAGTTCCGTAAGGCCGTATCGTAGACGGGCTGCGCTGCCGTGGCACGGCGCATAGCCATTTCATTTGCAAGCTGAGCTTGTCGCAGATCAGTCGTGTTTCTGCTGACTGCGGCTTGGGAGGCAGCCGTTTGCTCTGCCTTGGGCAAGGGACCAAGATCACTGATCCACTGATTGGTAGCAGGATCATATCTGAGGGATGACCCGAAGGCATCTTCAAACCCCGCAGTGCTTCGGCGGTTGATGAGCGCAGACAGCGCCTGCTGATATGCCTGATTGTTACGCGCATCCTGCAAACTTGCAAGCGTCAGGTTACTTCGGTCCTGTGCCTGCTGGTTGTTGCGCCCGAAGATGCCAGCAGCACTGGACAGTCCACCGAGCAGGGTGCCAATGGCACCAATCGTTGCGATTGCCATGCTACAACACCTTCATGTAGACGCTTTCCACATTGTGGAAACCCATCTTCTCGAACAGAGGCTCCACATCATAGATGGTCCGGTAGTTGTGGATGACTGCCTGGACGTTGTAGACGTAACGCTTGAACTGCTCCTCCGCATACTCGATCAGCGAGCGTGCAATCCCCATACCACGGTAGTCAGGATCGACTGCGATGATGTCGCACGTAGCGAAGCGCATCCCCTTGTGGTGTGGGTGCTTCGCCAACACATACATCACGAAGCCACGCAGCTTCCCATCATCTCGTGCCGTGAAGATCACGAGCGCATTAGCCAACTCGATACGCTTATACGTCTCCCAATCCATCTCCAACGGAGGCTGGCCTCGTGGTGCGATGGTCCGCTCGAAGTAGTCTGCGATGAAGCGGTCCAGTGCCTGTCCACACTCACTCACTAGCTCTCTGCGTATCTGCATCAGAACGCACCTACGTTACCCAACCCACGCCTCTGCTTGGCCTGCTCCTCTGGCGTAGTAGCGAACGGTGACGCGCCAGGAGTGGTCTGCACCGCTCCTTGTCCGAACGGATTGGTTGCACCCTGTGCGATGCCACCTGCATTCAGCAGATCGGTGAGATCAGCGAACTTCGTATCACCCACTGCTGATCTCAGCGCACCCCCGAAGCCACTTATATCCGAAGCTGCCTTCGATTGTGCCTGTCCACCGAACTTGCCAGGATCAAACGTGTCAGCCAAGCCTAGCGAGTTGGCAGTTGTCCTCGCACCACTGATGATGTCGTTGATGCCTTGCCGCTCGGTGTCCAAGATGCCTGATGCACGGCTCTGTAGGTCTGATGTGGCAGCAGACTTCTTCTGTGCCAACGCATCGAGTGCAGCCTGATACCCAACAGGTGACAGTAGGTTACGCTTCTGTGCGTTCACCAACTGCTGGCTCAGTGGATTGAACTGCTCGTTGATGATGTCATTCACAGCCTGCACGGATGTGCTGTCTGGGATCAGATCGGTAGCGAACGTCGGAGAGAACAGTTGGCTCAGTGCTGAGTTGGCTTGTGTCCTCTTACCAGTCGTGATGTTGCCAATGATCTGATCGCCAAGCGTTGACGGGAACGCAGCAGCAGGATTAGGGTCCAAGTCCTGAATGGAGTTGAACTGTCGCTGCAATGTCGGCTGTATGTCTGTGGTCATATACGCCGCTGGGTCTACACCCTGCAACTGGAATTGCCGTTGCACCGCAGCTAGTGCATCGTTATACGCTGTCTGCCTATTGCCTTGGAATGTCGTCTCAGCAGCTTGTGCCTTCGCAGCAGCATCAGCCGCTGCCTTATCACTAGCAGCCTTCTCATCTGCTTGTCGCTGAGCAATCTCCTCATTCAACTGCTCCTGTGCAGACTTCGCGCCAGGACTGTTCTGAAAGAACAAGTATGGGTTCGTCTCCTGTGTAAACGTCTTACCGTTGACAGGATCAGTCAACACCAGTGGCCTAGATGTGAAGCGTGCATCATCTCCACCACCGCCTCCTTTACCACCACGCACTCCTGCAAAGGACAGCAGATCAATCTGACCACCGGGTGTGAACATCACTTGGTCCCCCTGTAGGCATACACTGCACCGAAGTCCTTGAACCCCATGTGCTTATACAGTTGTCGCACTGCGTAACTGTCAATCGAAGCAATGTCCCCGGTCTCTACGAGCACACACTTCATCTCGTTCATTGCCCAATCAACAAAGCCACGCATCAGTGCCATTGCGATCTTGGTTCGTCCCGGTGTGCCTTCTCTGACAAACCAAGCATCCTCATGTGCCATGAGTGCAGGATTGAAGTAGAATGTGAGCACATGGCCAGCCACAATCCCGCATGGCTTATCATCATCATCGTAAGCCAATCGAACATAGTAGGCTGGCATGGCTGCACATTTGGAGACCATCTCGATGGTGAAGTCCCATACGAACTCTGGTCCATCCACTCCGAATGATCCTGCGGCTGTAAGCTCCTTGGCAAGTTGGACGAAGTAAGCAACGTTTTCCTCCGTTACTGGTTCGATCCTCATGGTATCCCGCCGGCAACCAACCGCGTCTGTATGTTTTGTATGCACTTGATGCACAGCGTGATGAGCGTCATCGGCGACAATGCAAGCGTAGGATCAGCGCCGAGTGGATCTCCTCCTGTGCCATCTGGTGCAGTAATGCCTGCAACCTTCACTGCTTCTCCAAACACAGGCTGCACATCCGATGCAATGAAGCCACAGTCATGCCCCTGAATGGAGTTATCCAATACACTGAGCCAGTCAAACTCTACTGGTGTCAGTCCCATTAGTGTGCCTATTGTGTAAGTCATTGGCACAACATTGGTCTTGAACCGACGATCTGAGACAGTGAAGCCACCAGCCGAGACTATTGGCCCAGTCGGATTAAGCAGAGCGTTGTCGCTCTTACGCATGTAGAGTAGCGAGCCTGATGTGCCATTATTCAATGGACTGAAGAATACCCAATCTCCAGTTGTTTGGAAGGCTGCTGAACTGAACCCAGTGAATTGCTGTTGAATAGTGATCTGTTCGGTGCCTACACCTGATGGCCTAGTGCCTGGTGCTTGGAACCACTGCTGACCGTTGTCCCAGAACATGCCAGTAGTGTTACAGAAGAAGTAGCGCAGTCCATTGATGGGCACGCCATTGCCATCTGTATTACCAAACGACAAGAAGCTGTGCAGTCCTTGTGCATCTACACTACTGTCATTCCACATACCTACAGAAGCACCGATGGCTACTTTCCACACACTGACACTAGGCCGAACTGCATTACCGCCCTGTATGTCTTGGACAAGGATGTTGTTTCTTGCTACCGTCTGGCCTGTAAATGTTATAGGCCCACTTACTGACTGACCAGCAGCACCCCCTGTCAGCTTTAGGAATGGCTGATTAGCCGCAGTGCTGTCTACATATGACTTCGTTGTGGCCTGATTAGCACCAGTAGGAGTAGCCGCTGGCAGGTTCAGTGCACCAGTCAGTGTGCCTCCTGTCAGTGGCAGCCGCAGTGCATCTTGCGTATCGACATACGACTTATTCGTGGCCTGAGTTGTCGCAGTTGGCGCAGCAATTGGTAACTGCAACGCACCAGTAAGTGTGCCACCAGTAGTGGGTAGGAAGCCGACACCACCAACTCGTGCATCCACATACTGCTTCGTTGCAGCACCCAAAGGTGCACCAGCCGCAGGATCACCACTAAGGATCAGTGGGCCAGTCATCGTATCGCCACTACGCAACACGCGATTGGCGGCAGTAGCAGCACTATTGGCTGCATTCGTAGCACTGGTTGCTGCGCTAGTAGCAGACGTGGCCGCTGATGCTGCACTGTTGGCAGCCTGCGTTGCGAAGTCCCGAGCAGGTGCCTGTATGTTCGTCCAACGTGTCGGGTTGGCTGTCCTATCCTGACTGAATGTAGTAGGTGCGGCAGGACTGGTATGTCCAACTAGACATGACCAGATACTGCTGTCTGTGCTATCCACCACAGACTGACCAACCGCATACGTGGTCCCGTTCTTCCAGATGCCAACCAAATTAGGCACACCAAAGAACGATGCAATGGCACCGTCAATGATACGGAAGTCTGTGTTGACTGCCTCATCCCACGGTATCTGGTCGAATGGAGGCAGTGCCAACTTGAGGACAGGTGTAAACTGTGTCCCAGACATGCACTATCTCCTGATACTGCCGTGTAGATAGGCAATCGAGATGCTGATGAACCTCAGCTTTCTTTTGGTGGCACCGCTGAATCTGAGCTTGAGGAGCTTGAACTTGGCATTCCAACCAAACAGTCGTTCATCACTGCTGCGTCGCCCGCCGCCATATGGGGAGGTGCCGTAAGGTGAGCCGCCATAACCGCTTGCGTCTCCACCAACGAATTGCATGGTGAGCATTGCTTGGTCAACGCCGCGCTTGTTGACGAAATTATCGACATACGCTCTTGCGGTGAAAGTTGCATCCCCAGTTGTATCCATCGCCAGATACTTACAAATCTTAATGTCCATCCGATGACGGAAGTCTGCCCATGGGAGTTCCCAGTCGAATGTGACATCTTCACCTGTGCCTCCATTCACTGCTGGATCATTGCGACGGTCAGCGTTCTGGTCTGGACTATCGAAGTCATACGCATATAGTTTGTTGCCGCGAGAAAACACGACGTTCTGTAGTGCCGTTCTGGCGGCGGACTGCCACACCCACCCTCGTAGTCTGGCCCATGCCTGTATTTTGAGGGCGGGTATATTGGTGTAAGAAAAGGCAATGGTCTCGGTAACGGTAACTCCGTCTGCTGCGAACACAGGAATAAACAGCATGTAGCGGAAGTTACGTAGATCATACGTCGCAAAGACATGCTGCTCAATCTGATCCTGTGACAACGGCTGTATCAACTGTGTAATCAGCGGATCAATCAAGTGCGACGCACGCACCGGCCGCAGTGTGTTGAACACGTTGACACGTGAGATGCTGTTCACACCCACGTTGTCACAGAAGAATGTGTCATCTCCAACCGATACTAGGGATCGGTTGGAAAGGCATCCGAACTCCTCAATGAACCCATCGTCTGTTGGGGTGTGGACGAGGGGATCACCCGTATAGACACCAAGGTTGACAGGGAGAACACCGCGCTCGAACGTGACCAGGAGCTTGTCTCGGTAAGCCACCATGCCAGTAATAGTAGCAGAGCCAAGGCTGACACGCGGACCCAAGTCAACATTGACTGCATCGTTCGGCGCTCCATCGCCAACATATGTTCCACTTGTGTCCTTCGCAGATATGAAGATACTCGACAGGTCATCTGACTTACCTGCGAAGATGGTGTAGCGTCCATGTGCTATCACATACTTAGCGATAGGTGTGTGGAGGTTGGACAGCGATGCCTTGTCAACAAGGAGTTTCGGGACCAAGAAGTTTGGATCGAGAGGATCGCCTGCTACGATTATTGGTTTGTCACGTCCGTTGGTAATTATCAGGTCGCTGTTGAAGATGGTAAAGTCAGTGAATACGACACCTGGACCCCACAATGATCCTGCTGGTGGAGTAGTGCCTGTAGCAGACGGTGCGCGAACAATGATCCTACCGGCACCATCGGTAGTGGCAATCTGTCCAGACTTCTGCACAGTCCATATGAAACCACCGAAGTAGACATGGTTCACAATGTCTGTTGTGTCAGGCTGTGCCGCAATAAACACCGTCCCCGGTCGTAGTGCCAGTGAACCGTCAATCTGACGCTCCATGTTGTCCAAGGTCTTAGCGAACTTGGGTGACATATTCAGGTCAGTATCAGTCACATTCAGGCCACCCTCGAATGACCTGACCGTGCTGATCTGTAGCAGTGACTGCGGCTGTTGACCGCGTGGGTTGAGACTACCTGTAGTTTTCTGTAGATACATTCTGCGGCCCTTGCACTCCATTCATCTCAGCACTCATGCACTGAGCTTGAATAGCCATGATATGTTGTGCACATAACTTGTATGGCTGGTCGGCAAGCAACTGCATGATATGGTTCCACTCACCAGCAGTGAGTGTCACAGCAATAGGCTGATCTACATTCATGGGAACTGTCCTGGTATGGGAACTACAGTGAACGAATTACTCGCAAACTCGTCTTGTATCAGTGCAGGATCAGCCGGGAAGCGCGGATCGAGCATCAGCCCGTGCTGTGAGAATGCAGACTTCATCTGCTGCCTACGCTTGGCTGCGAGCATCTGGAACCGATTGACCTGTGCAGGCACCGTCCCGTCATCTACTGCATACATCCAACATGCGTCGAACTGCAACAGCAGTGGATCGAGATATACCTTGCTGTCGTCGCTGAGTGGCAGTGATGGTGTCTGTCTGAACCAGACCACAACACTACCCGTCATGGTCTCTGGCCATACCTTGAATGGTCTATGCTGTGCTGTGGCATCTGGGCTGATGAAGATTGGCCCAATGCCACTACCGCTAGACAAGTTGAATGGATTTACCGACTGTGGCAGTTCTGCAATCTTACGATTACTGCCATCGGGATACACACCTGCGATGTTTGTGTAGTCATCACAGAAGCTGATCGGTCCCTTCAAATCATCAGCCAGCAGTCCACCAGTGCCAGATAGTGCCACCTTCTGATAGAACATCAGATTGGGCCACCACATCTCGTCAAGTTCTAGTTGCAGTGCATCTTCAACGAACTGCCTGAACCGATCCGCAGAGTATATCTGCGTTGCCAGTCCAGGCACCTGAGACAACTCAGTGATGCACGCATTTACGATGTCAGCGACAGTCCCTGTCATCCTGGCACCTTTCCACAATGTGGAAACGGGTAGCGGCTCTCCACACTACCCGTCCCACAGACACTTCATAGTCGGCGCCTGTCTACGCGGACTAACTCGCGAAGTGCCTGATGCCGTGCAGACCGCCGTTGTTGCTGCTGTTCAAGTCATTGGCGAAGTCAGCAACCAACGACAGCACATTGGCACTGTTCATTGCGGTCAGAGGCTTGTAGAGACCGCGCGGATCACCTGTCGTCACAGTGGCAGGATCACTGAGAACCGCGGCGGTAACAGTGCCAATACCTGCACCACCAGTAGCGAGACCATTGGCTACTTCGTAGAGACCCTTCTGGATCTTATACGGAAGTCCCAACGTCGTGCCCCAGCCTGCACTGAACGTAGCACCAGCACCACCAGTCTGAATGGTAATCTGGTCTACGAACTTGTAGGCATTCTTGGTCTCGACTACTGCACCACCAAGTGTGACATTCTCAGTCACAGGCTGACCAAGATAGTCAGCACCACGCACAGTCACAGTCGTATTGGCAGCAGTCGTGGTCAGTGTGCCAGTCGATGCCACAGTCTGGCTGATCGACACCTGATAAGTGCCAATACCACCAGCCGGTGAACCAGTAAGCTGTGACACAATGAGTGTGCCAGTAGTGACACCAGTGCCCGAGAGCGTAGCACCAGGGAAGATACCACCCGTTGTCGGTGCCACAGTCACAGTCAGCGTAGTGGTGGCAATGCTACCTGTGAATGCGTTTGCTGAACCCGCACTATTCGTCAACTGAATGGTGCGGCCCCAAGGATCGACAATGCCCTGTGCATTGGCATTCGTAGTCAAGTCAATGGCCTGTGCTGTCATGGCCAGTGCATTGACAAGATTGTTGGCAACACCTGCCGGTGGCGTGCCAAGGTTGACACGAGTAGGGCTGTTGAGGTTCACGTCCGCACTATACTGCATAGCAGGGACGTAGTTGTTGATCCGACGCTGGAAGTTCGTCGGAGACGGTGCTACGTTCGCCATTACTCAATCACTCCTTGATCGAGTGCAGTGAAGCCTCCAACCTGTCCACGCGGACGTGGACGATTGTTCTCTCTGCGCTCTACGATTTCCTTCGGTGACAGATTGTAGTCTTCTGGCACTTCCTCACCACTCTCCATGTCCACATTACGTGGATCAGCAAGCACACCGAGCCTACGCAACTGGTCCGTATCGTCTGCTGCGACCAGAATGCTGTGGCCCTGTGGGAAGTAGATCATATACGCGGTGTCAAATTCTTCTTCGATTGGCACCATCTTACGCGCAATGATCTTCTTGTCCCGTAGTGCGCCAACCTCGCGCACATCCTCCTCAATGTGCGTCACCACACGCTTGAACTTACCGGTGATCTTCTCAGCCTGGAATGCAGGCTTGACATTGAGTGCCATCAGAACGTGGTCTCCGGTGGTGGATCAGGTGGCGGCTCCTCCGGTGGTGGTTCCTCGGTAGCCGGTGGCTCCTCCGGTGCAGGTGGTTCCTCTACAGGAGGTTTCGGCAAGTCGAAGAACTCCAACTTAGCACTATGCACCGATACCACTGGCAGTGCAGGAGCATGTGCAAGTATGCGTGGCGAGATTGGGCCATCATACTTCTTTGGCTCATCCGGTGGTGTTTCTTCCACTGGCTGTTCGGGAGGGGTATCACTCATCTGCGTCTCCTACGATGCAGGCGGTGTAAGCGAGCCAGCCGCAGCAGCATACATCACTGCGTTGACCAGTCCCTGCTGCTCTGCGTCATCACATCTGTTCAGTCCCTCACCACGAGTGGAGGACACGGTATCCATCTGACTGATGCACGCAGCCGGTCCCTGTGCTTCATAGCCAGCAGCAGTCTGTGGCTCAGTCCATGCAAAGTGCGTAACTGACGGATCAGTGGTCGGGGGCGACATCGTTCCAGACATGCTCTGTCTCCTAGTTGGTTACAACAGCATGTGTGCGGTAGCACCGCCACACGCACCACTGGCCCTGCCACACTACGCGGCTGCCAACTGCATCCACGTTCCACGGGGCCACCAATTCCTTCACCTTCATGTTCACGCCACGCAGCATGTGGAGGCGCAGATAGGTGTCGTTGAGGAAGTATGCAAAGTTCACTGGGCAGTCTTCGTCATACATCATTGGGATGCCATTGTGCAGGCACCCTTCGAAGCCCAGATCGAACATGCGCTTACCAGCCTTGCCCTCAGACAAGGGAATGGTGAACTTGTCGCGCACTGCCTGACGGTAGATGCGGTAAATGTTCCGTCCTGTGAGGATCACGCTTGGCCTGTCACCCTTCAGTGTCAGGTCCATCAACACGTCATCCCACACTTCTTCAATATTGGTGCTGTCTATGCCACCAGCGAACACATATGCAGATGTGCGCCACTGTGGCTGCGTCACTCGGCTAATACCACCGAGCGAACCAACAGTGGGATTGGTCGGCACAAGCACTGCAAGTCCTTGTGGATCAGTGCCACCACCTGCACCATATAGATACTGTGAGAACTTGTCCTTGATGCTCTCCTCAAGGACGTTCATCTTCTCCTTCATCAGCTTGAAGATGGCAGCCGCCCCGTTATTCTCGTCCTGCTCCTGGTCACTGATGATGACCGAACCAGCAACACGCGAATAGCCATACTCCACTGTCTCAAACTCGTCGGTTTGGTTGACCGGCAGAGGCGAGTAATAGCGATACGACGTGACGTTCGGATTGCGGCCAACGGTGAGCGGATTGGTGATATTGTATCCACCATCCTCATACTCCACTCTGTCGTTAGCGAACGCCCACGCCATGAGTGCGTTGGACTTGATGCTGGCCATGACCAGCTTACGACGTGACTTGGTGAGTGTGCTATGCAGCACATCTGCTACCAAGGGGACAATGGTGCCAACCGGCATTACCTACTCCATCAGTTCAGTTGAACATTACTCTCTCGCATTGCAGAGCGAATGATATCTGCCCATGAGGCATTCTCATTGAACTGCGCCACGTCATTCCCGTTGTTTTGGATAGGCCGTGCTCCATTACCGGATGCACCGCCACGACCGGGAATGGCGCGTGTCGGCTGCTGAGTAGTCTGCTGATGGGTAGGCTGCTGACCAGCGCGTGCCGCAGCAATTTGCTGCTTCAATGGCTGGGTCCAGTCGAGACCGTTCTCATGTGCCCAGCGGATCATCCGTGTATAGGCACTGTGAAGGGTCAAAGAGGGCTGAGCCTGCAACATTTCTGCAAGCACGTCAAGGTTCGCGTTGGCTTCCTCGTTATCAGAGAGGAAGGTGTCCAATTCCTGCTTGCTTTGAGCCGCAACCTGTTGTTGTTGCTGCTCTTGTTGGCTCCGCTGTGTGAACGGCTGCATCTTCGTGTCGATCATCCTGGCGATGGCGCTCATGTCCATGCCCGGTGAGACACCTTGTGTCAGGAAGGGTATCTGATACCCCTTCGACTTCACTTCCTCGACCAAATACTGAAGTGTCCGCACCGGATCACGCATGAAATCAGCCATTACCTTAATGGCAATGACTTGATCCTCTGGTGCTACATTCAGTCGCGCTGCTTCCTGTGTTACCTGATTGATGCCACGCAATGCACCACTAACCTGCTGCAACTGTGTCTTCAGTTGCTGGTTCTCACGTGCGTGTCTCTGTCCTTCCTCATACACACGACGTTCTATACCACCGTGTGCTACAACTCTACCCGTTACCGGATCAACTAAGTCACGGACTGCGGGATTATCAGGATTGGCATATTCGAGCAATCCGTCTCGTCGCGTCCTAAACTGCCCTGGCTGTTGCTGGTGTGGAGCAGCGTTAGGGTCACGGCTGTTTCCACTTTGTGGAACAGGGGCAGACGATGTGCGTCCCTGACCACCAACTTGCTGTCCCGGCTGCGCTGACGTGCGCGTATTGCCGCCTGTGTCTTGGCCATCAGTGTCGCCACCTATGTCTCCTGCATCATCCTGGAAGTCTGGTATCGTGCTGAGAATGTCGCTCTCGGTAGACTGTGATCCACTCATGCTGCTTGTCCTTGTCCTGCACTCGCTTGGCTAGCGAGCATTGTCTGGAATATCTGCTGCGGTGGTATGCCTTGTGCGAGTGCTTGCCCGATTGCTTGCAGAACAGGTGGTGGCAGTTGCTGCAACGCCTGCACAACGGCAGCCGCCACCTGCATACCACCACCACCTGCCTGGGACGCACCAGTATCACCGGGAGGGGGTTGGCCAGCAGATGCCGAGGCACCACCTGCTTGCCCTGGTGCGCCACCCATTTGGGCCGTAGCCATCTGCTGTGTCTCAGCAGTGATTGCGTCCCAATCCTCTTTTGTAATCATAAAGTCGTCGAACGCTTTGCTAAGCATGTTCAACGTAGCCTTCAGCGCCGATGCAGGCGCCGCCCGAACGTATTGCGCGAGCACTTGCCCTACTTGCACAGCCTCTTGCTTCTTCTGCTGTGAAGTCATCTTCTGCGTGCTGCCGCCAACAATCGTCAACGACAGACGTTGATAGTCATGCACATTGTCGAGTGGCGACCAGAAAGGTGAAACGTCCATTCCTGTGAGCTGCGAAGCTGTTTGCACATCCATGAACCGCAAGCACAACTGACACAGCTTCCATCCGATGTCGCCCAATGCGTCCTCGATTGCATCGAGGCGCATGTCCATTCGCATGTTGCCCATCGTGCTGTAGTAGTCGATCGCACGGTTTGTGGTATTTGTCTTAAACTCGCCTCCCCGTTCGACTTCGTTTGTGCTTGCGATCCTGTCGATGCTGGCATACAAGTCTTTCTTGTCGAACAACTGTGCGAAGTTGATGCTTGGCGGCACCAACGAGAAGATCATCTTCTGCGGATCGACACCATCGGGCACATCTAGTGGCGTTGCCGTCACGTCTGGACCCTTTAGTATCTTATCTGCTGCCTCCTGCGTTATCCCAGCGTTCTTGTTATAGAAGATATTACGTCGCGCCCAAAGCAGTGCTCTACGACGCTCATCGTTGATCTCGTTAATCTGGTCCTGCTGGTCAAGGTAATAGCTAACCTCTCCCTTGGCGTAGACCGCGCCGGGATTGTCGTGGAACCACATCGGAGTGAGAGGATAGAAGCCCTGTAGTTGGTATGGATCGTCCCATACCCAGATGGGCCACTTCCAGTCGTTGTCAGCATAGAGTTCTAGCCTCCGTGTCACCTTGTCCCAAACATACCACACCTTCGTATAACACGCCTTGTCATACGCATCACGACTATCAAAGCCATATGCGTTGTAGTTGTTCTGGTTGTTCTTGCTGAACAGTGTAAAGTCATCTTCTGACGTATCCCCTCCACCACCAGTGGACAGGATGTGTGTAGGCTCGAAAATGCTCCGCTGTTCTTCTGTCTCCTCATCCTCAATCGCGAACCGTGCGTTGATATACTGCGTTGGCAGCATATCACCGATCATCACCCAGTTGCAGTCAGAGAGATACGGATCGCTTCCATTCGGATCACGCAATACCTGATGAGGCATCCGAACACGAACGAAAGGGCCGCTCGGTTGTAGGAACTCGATCTTCTCCTCCAACGCCGTGAGGTTGCCTTCAATCTCTCGTATTTCCTCAGCATCCTCTGCTTCTGCCAACTGCTGCGACAACGCCAACAAGTCCTGCATCGCTTGTTCGCTCGATTGGTCCTTCTGTGTGTAGCCAATCTCAAACCATGCCATGTTGGTGAGTAGACAGATCAGCACATTCTTCTTCGCCTTGGGCTTTATGTTCACCCCAGGTGGGAACTTCATCGCAAACAGAACATCGACCAACTTCTGCAACGCACGAGCAAACGCATCCTGCGCCTCTCTTACCGTAGGATCAGTCGTCGGTGATGCACTAACACTTACGATGGGGTTCTTTGCGTAAAGCTCAGGAACCTGTGCAGTGACGTTGGCAAAGACGACGTTCTCAGTAGAAGAAAACATCTCGTTGAGCCGACGTGCAATGTTTCGATTACCTGACGTGATGGGCGCACCCGAATACGCTGATGCATTTCCATCCCTGTGATCTGCTTGATCGTGGTTGTAGTAGCGAATACACTCATCCCACGCATCGACCAAATCCGACATTGACTTCTGCGCAACGTCGCGACGGGAACGCCAGATGCCTCCGCGCTTGTTCGAGACAGGCACGCGACTATCAGGCATTGCTTTGTAAACGGGCAGAGGTTCAGGAGCCTGGGGCAGACCAATACCGTCTTCCTCCAATGACTGCTCAAGTGGATCAGTCTGTTGGTCGAGGTTCGGATCATCCTGATACGTTCCGCTCACTGATACTCTCCTGCCTGCTGCTCATGCAGTGACTGTGCATACTCAGAAGCATTCTCTGGCGTGTCAAACTTGCCCAGGTGTTCGCCTGTATCGTAGTAATGTTGTATCGCCTGTCGATCAGGCACTACACCCTGGCCTTCGATCACTGTGGGAATGACTACATTATGGCCACGATCATCCGTGAAGTTGATTGACCTTACAGTGCTAATAGAACCATCAGCATTGCGAACAACAGGGCGACGATGAATATTGATGTTGCCAGGCACAACCAGACCCTGCGCGTTGGTTGGTTCCACATCGAACATGCTTCCACTACCACGTGGCGGATGAATGCCTAGCACTTCAGCAATTATGTCGTCGAAGTTGCCAGCCATCACCACCTCACCCCAACAGTGCAATGAGTTCTTCTACAGTTTCAAGCACATACCACAACCGATCACCACCCTGCATCGCTATCCATGACTGCCCAGCCTGTCCTGCCATTGTGTCACCGAAAGCTGCAATCAGTTCCTTACGAACGAATGCTGCTGTCTGGTCCAGTGTAGTCAACCTTACCCAACCAGTCGGAGCACTCAATAACAGTGCAGGATCAGGAGGCTTAGCCATTACGTGCGTCCACCACTCAATGGTCCAACCATCTGTCGTAGTATCTGCTCAATCGTGAACGGATCAGTTGGCCTATCCAATGGCCCATATGTCAGTCCTGTATTCGGTGTGGCAGGACTGTTTGACAATGGTGGAGTGAACGTCGGCACATATTCGCCACCTCTGGCGCTTTGCTCATTTGCATACGCACCATTGATTGTTCGTGCAATATCGCGTGCGCTTGCCATTACTTGTGCCTCGCCATCTTGTTGCGTTGTTGCTTACGCTCGATCTCGTTCCAGTGCATCCATGCAGGAGGCTGGTCAGGCTTACCAACAAAGCGTGCCAACTTTGGCCGTGGTGACATAGCATACTTCCACATATCCATCGCGTGATCGTTGCGGTCCACAGGCTTGTCTGTCATCTCATCGCTTGTGTCGCGCCTGAAGTAGTATTCTGTGATCTCATCAATGAACCATGTGCATCTGTCTGAGACGAAGAAGTGCGGTGCCCCCCGTTTCCCACTGATAGGATGCTCATGGTTAGGCATTGGAGAAAGATACTGCCAGTTCTTGGCAATGCCAGAAGCAATGTCATTATTGCCCCTCTGCATCTTGATGCCATGCTCATCGAACATGCCATTTACTGTCTCTCCAACAGTGCGGGAATTTCCTGCTTTGCGACGGAACACATCTGGGTCAGCCCAGATAGGTGCAAGCCCAACATCTTCGACGCCGACTTCAGCACGTATTCTGTGTATATTGCGCGCCGCGTCTGCGATGGTAAGCTCTGCAACTCGGAACCCATCGAGCAGAAACACATTTGCGTCGTCATCAACGTAAAAGATGCCATAACAACTGTGTCTTGCGAGTCCGTGGTCGTATCCTTCCAGGAACACAGGCTCATACCCGGACAACCGCAGTTGCCGCAGATATGTTCGTGCATCTTCATGCGATACGATATGCTGCGCTTCATCAAACTGGGGGTAAATAAGACCTGACAACGCTCCCCATCGTCCATAAACGAAGCGTTCACGCATTGATCCGGTGTAGGTTGCCAACATTCCTCGGATGTAGTCTTCTCCGACGTTCTCCACGTTTTCATACGTTGATCCCTCGTATAGCTCTATGATCGGATGCGGCTTCCCATCAATCATAATGGGCCTCCCAGACGCATCGACCTCGCACATCAGCTTATCGCTGATAACACCACGCTGATAGTCGTGTAGTGGTTTAATGATCTCACGATAACACCAATTACGAGTAGGATTGAGTGTAGCCACAAACCATCGTGGACCGAACTTGGGCATTGTGGGATCATCACCAACATACTCCGTATTCCCACGCAGACGGCCCATCAAGTCCATGAAGTCCTTATGACTGAACTCTGGGTCTTCCAACTGATCTACAATGATCCAATCGTATGTGGCTGAGAGCAAGTTCGACTTGCTTTCTTCCGTCTCCTTTCCACGCTGTGCAACGTATCGAAAGTTGACCGTTGAGCCATTCTTCAACAGTAGTGTGTTCTCGTCCCGGCTGGGCATACGCTTGATCCAGTGCGGTGGACACCATAGCAAGAATTCGCGTCTTATCGTATCGTTCAGCTTCGGATACGTAGAGCGGGCCACTAACCCATTGCACCCCGGATACTCCTTGCACAGCTTCAACGCCTTCACACATGCTGCTGCTGTCTTCCCATTACCGAACCCACCACCAAGGAACTGCACCTTGGCTATACTCTGATGGAACCTGTCGTGCATTCCACCTTCAATGATCTTGTAACGCCGTTGTGCCATCAGGCTGTTGCATCCTGTAGTTCGGCATCAGTGAGTGCACGGTTCCAGTAGCGCACACGACGTAGGTAGCCACATAGCCAACTACTACGACCAGCACCTACGGATATGCGATTGAATGGCACTGCGGGAAGCGAAGCAGCACCACTTGCAACTGCTCCACCATTCAAGCAGCCAGTGATGTTACCACCACCACCATACGTCAATCCCCCCTTCGACATGGAATTGGGCACAACTTGGTTTGCTGGGCCAATGTTGCCGCTAATTGCACCACCAACAAACGTGACAGGATTGAGCGACACGATAGCATTGCCAGACAAACGCAAGCCGATCAGATCATTGTTGTTGCTTGCATCTAGCTGTGCCAACACAGGCGTAACAGCAACACCACACGCTGAGCGCGGGAAGATGAATGCGGCAACCAGCGAACCTTGTGTCTGATTGAAGTCGGGTGTCGTCGGTGCTGTGCATGAGTCGTTGATGCGTGTTGCTGTAGCAGCACCAGTTGGGATGTATGATGACAGATAGCCAAGGGCAACTGGTGATGCTTCGACTTGTGCGCCCCATGAGTAGATGCCAGATGTGCCATCACCTGCAAATGCAGCAGCCTGTCGTGGATTGATGCCGTAGTAGCCATTGCCTGACGCATTCGCTGCTTGTGAATACCAGCAACGATACCAACCATTGCCGCAGTTCTGGATACCAGCAGTGCCGACTGAGATACCTGACACGGTGCCAGCAACGAGGTCGTAATTTGCCCCACCACCAGCAGCAAATGCTGGACCGCTCAATGCGATGTTAGCTGTTGTATAGCCAGCAGCCTTCAGGAACACACTGAACACATAGGTCGTGCCATTCGTGAACGATAGCGTGCCGAAGCACGTGTGTGCACCACTCGTTACTGTTGGGGTAAGTTTAGCCGCAGTCGTGGTGCCGTCTGGTGCTACCGCTGCATTCGGTGTGCGCGTGCAATCATTAGGTGACGCATTCGTATTAAGCAGTGACAGATCGCCACTGTTTAGCGCCATGTTGGTGCGTGTCTCCTCGAATAGCAAACCAAGCGGCACACGTGTATTGGGATCATACTCGAACCGAGGCACATTGTTGCCAACAGATACGAGTGTGCCTGTCGAGTCGAACATCATCGCCGTGGATGCACGGGCGAACGTGAAGTTGGCAGGCAACGCTGTGAGGAAGTCATACACGAGTGTTGCGGCAGGACCACCGAGCGTCAATGCTTGCATGTCTGCGTCAGATAGTATGTAGTCATACACGCGCACACGCCGCACACGGCCGGCGTTGATAGGACTGCCTGTGAACTGTGTGAAGATGCCGAACGTAGCGATCGTCTGACCACGATTGGTGTTCGATGCGCCGTTCGTTGTCAACACGCCATCGAACGCCAGCTTGCGGATATTGTTGTTGCCGACACCTGCGCCGCCACCACCGAATGCGAATGCTGCGCGATGAACAGTCAGATCACCATACCCGATGTTGAACACCGGCGCTTGCACTGTCTGCCAACCACTGCCGTCCGATGGCACAGTCTGTGCCCAAGTCTGCATGTTGGTTGTGTTTACATCAGGGCTTTGGTTGAACATCTGCTCACGTTCACCACCACCAGCATTGAATGCACACAGTATCTGTGCACCGCTGACAAGTCGTGCAGGATACGCCTGATACTCGATGAACATTGTGCCATCACGTGCCATCGGATACCAACCAGCGGTCGGCATCGTCAGAGTGTCACTGCCGCGATTACGCCATGTCGTGTCTGTGCCAACAAACGATGTAGGACCGCTCAATCCAACTGTTGCAGTACCGCATTGCTCAAGCTGTGAGCGATTGACTGTGCCTGTTGTGGTGACAGTGACAGTGCCGCTCACGGTGACATCGAACCAGATCATATTGCCTTGTGTTGCGGTGTAGCCTTTGCCATTCACATCAGTGATCGTAGCAGTCGTGCCTGCAACGGTGCACGAGCCTGTGCCAATCATCCACAGACAGAAGCGTTGGATGCCGAGCGAAACAGTAGTGCGTGATGCCGGTGGATTGGGATTAGGCCAGATGTAGTTGGCGCGCGATGGTTCAAACAACAGACCAGCACTGGACAGGCGAGGCACTGTTGCGCCGAACGTGTTGTATGACGATCCTGGTGCATCAGATACAACACTGTCTGTGACGACACCTGTATTGCCTGTGCGCGACCAGCTAATCTCACGTGGCACCACACCTTTAGTGAAGTCGAGCAACATCACTGGTGGGCCACCGTAGTAGCCAGGACTAGTGCATTCCTTCAACTCAGCATCCTGCATTGCAGTTGGCCAATAACGGAAGCCACGAATGATGACATTGCATTCGCCACCGTTCGTGCCACCACCACCAAGTATCACATTGAGTAGCGCAGGTGGGCGTCGATTAGGGTCACGTGTGCCAACTAACGTGTAGTCGAATGCAACTGCCATCCGGTTCATCGATACGGCCATAGCGATGCGATGATTTGTCATCGCACTGCCGCCCATTGTCACTGCCATACCAGGGCCGCCGGTTGCATCCGACACTTGTGCAGTTATCGAGCCAACAGGAGGCACAGCACCACTATTTAGTGTGATGAGATGATCGCTGTTCAGCGAACTCGTGTATGATCCAGTGCCAGCATTTAGCAGTTGACCATCAGAGAACCCCGGCGTCATAAACTCTAGCCAGTAGGTGCCTTCGCTGAGGTTCAGTTGTCCACCGAAGTAGTTCTTGTTGAAGTGTTCTGCTGTGCGCGTCGCAGGAGATGCACCGGACACCACATAACTCGTCGGTGCCGTGCCCAATTCACACTGCACACGATAGATTGTGCCAGACAACGTGATACTGACAACTGCACCAGCAGATGCATTGATGAGCAAGAAGCCATTTACCGGCACAGTGCCTAAGCCAGTGACGCTTCCACTCACACCACCTACAACTACGGTTCCAGTGCCTACATACCAGATCGCATAGTAGCCACCAGTTGCGAGTGTCACACTCTGTGTGACTGGCACATCACTGTTAATAAATAGATTGGTGCGCGCTGGCTCAATCAACATCCCGAACGCATTGAAGCGTGGCGTGTTGGCATTGATGATGTTGTATGTTGACTTGTCCGAGCCATCCATATATGTGCTATCGGTCGCAGTAGACGTGCGTGTGAACGTCCATCCATTCAGAGCGCCAGCCGAGAAATCATCATTGATCGTTGGTGGACCACTGTCTGCATACCAGTCCATAGGACAGTAGGCAGTGCGCCCTACAAGGCCGTGACCGTGCAACATCAGTTTGTCAACTCAGTAATGTAGCAGAAGCCGCCTGTAGTATCTTGTATTACAGCTACAGACTCACCAGCCACTACCCAGAAATACTCAGGCAGTCCTGCTGGCATATACATCGAACTCGTGCCTTGTCTTACTGCTACAGGTGCAGGATTGGTGCCAAATGACACCCATGCGCTCACTGTGCACACGATCCGAATATGCCGTGTGTTATTAAGAGTAGATGGTTGTGGGTTGCCATCACTAGCTCTCGATGGCCTATCCTGATTGACTGCAAACGGCTGTGACAACACACTTGCTGCACCAACAGCCAACACTTGAGTATTCTGTGGTCTCGAAGCTTGGACAACGAACCCAAAGCGATCCTCACGAACTGTCATCTAACGCTCCATGTCAATCGTTGGTAAATCGTCAGTTCCACGCTTCACATACTCTATGACAAGACCGCCATCAACACGATGACGATGCTCAACCACATCAGCAGGGCGATGACCACTGCGATCGAGAATATCACGAGCCGCTGCCATCCTATCTGACCGAGAACCGCTTTGTAGTGCATCCACCATGACATTAGCAGCACTCTTTGCATTCTTGGCGAGTAGCTCGCGAACCACATCAGTCTCGCTATCCAAGATCGTGCGAACCACTGCCTGATACATCTGCCCATACGGATCAGACAACTTGATGTTGCCAATCTGTTGCACAGACAGACCAGTGGCAACTGCGATCTCCTCATCATCGAGACCGAACAGCGTATAGGACATGATTGCACCAATGGCATTCATTGTCCTCGGCACTTCAGGTAGATCAGCTACCTTCCTACGTGTAGCAGTGATGATCCTCTGTGCTTCTCTATGCGTCGGTATCTCGACCATTCCACATTGTGGAACGTCCTCTCCTGGCTTCGCATATCCACCACCAGGATACACAAGTGTCCCATCAGCCAACTTCAGTGGTTCATGTCCTTGCGGTAAGCTCATCGCCTACCCCCAAATAGCCTAAAGAAGCTCTGCAACAAGTCCTCGCCACTAGGTGCCAACTCAGCAGGATTAGCTGTGCGTGGCCTATTCGGGAACAGTGCTCCTTCACCTGGGTTCATCACAGGCTCTCCGGGAGCAGGTAGGTTAGCAAAATTACCACCAGTAGCAGCGTTGGCCAAATCGAGATCACCAACACCAGGAATAGGGCGCGATCCGATAACGTCACTCGGTTGGACAACAGGACGAACACCAGACAGATTGACTGCATCACTGCCAATAAGGCCGCGCTGGCCAAGACCCACTTGTGGCTGCACAGCACGTCCCATGGCTCGATCAAACGGTGTCTCCTGTGCGCCTTCTGGCAACAGCCTAAAATCGCCACCTGCTATCTGGTCAGCACTTGGCACATCCATCATACGTCCACTAGGTGGGACTTGTCCTCTACCAACATACTCTGCCTGACTGTCTGGCACTGCCATACCACGATCACCTGCAACGGCCAGATTACGACCAGCAGGTGACGCAGCAGCACCACCATCAGGAGGCATCCTGTTGAAGTAGCGATACATGCCATAACCAAGTGCAGCAGGACCACCACCAGCCAAGATAATCGGTCCTAGCGGATCACCAGGGGATGCACTTGTCTGTGGATTATCACCCTGTGCTACATCATTACGCCTATCCATTGGCGGTGTAGCACCACTCCTACCACGAGGAGTTGCCTGTCCAGTCCTACCACGCGGACGTGTGTTGCCTTCTATCTTACCTGCAACATTGTCGGGCATTGCCTGTATGCGTGCTTGTGGACCTTGTTCTGGACCAACATCAGGACCGGGAGTGCCTGGTTGTCTGCCCATGACCTTAACTGCATTGCGTATGTCATCAGCAGACGGATTGGTAATCCCTTTGCCTTGCAAATACTTCAACACAATGGTCGTCGGCGACAACTCATCTTCATCGCCTCTCAGACTTACCCTTGTGCTGTTCTGCACACTGCCCGGTGCCTGTGCCATCAGTAGCTCCCCTGTCTCGATCCAAGGATAGCGTGCGCGATACTTGTCGCAGCAGCGATATGGTGAGCATCAGACGGGACTGGCGCGTGCTGTTGGATGCGTGGAGGCGCAGTGTTTGCACCACCATGCGGCTCGCTGGGTCCAGTTTCTGCATCTGGCTTGACCTCACCACGTTCCTCTGTAATACCCGCGGCTTTGCCTTTGCTCTGCAATGGTGGCGACTTGCCCTTTACAGGCGACTTAGTTGCCATTGATGCCCGTATCTCAGGGCCATAATCACTAGCCATCAGCGGAACGGGAACTGCGGGCCACGACGGCCACCGCCATTGTCGGACACATCATCAGGATACGTGCCCTGACGCTGAATGACTGCACTCGACGGCAACCCATGTGCAGTCGGATACGACGAGACCAAGAACACACCACGCATACTGTCTCGATCTGCTGCCTGCATGGTCCTGTTGTTCACAGTTGACTGCTCAATAGGACGCAAACCACCCAAATCGAACCCAACATTGCCACCAACACTACCCTGTGCTGGTCCTTGGACCTGCTTGTAGATATTACCTGCGCCTGTGCCTGCTACTCCGGCTGTTCCACCAAGCATGTTGATGAACATTTGCCGAATGGCGAGATTAATTGGGCCTCTACCCATGAATGCCTGTCTGATCTTTCGATCATTACTGGTAAGGCCATTGAAGTATACTGCACCACTGCTCTGCCCGATGTTCACAGCACCAGTAGAGCTATTGGCCTGATCTCCAAGGATACTGGTCCATCCAGTGAATTTCACACGCCCATCACGGGCTACACCTGTGCGAATATCAACGCCATAGGTGGCCATGCTTCATCCTCCATCTGAATTGGGGAGCCTCGACCCTTACACACATCTGCAACAGATGCAAGCCATAATCGTCCTACGGTATACACCGTAATTAAATGGCCCCCCAATATAATATAATAGGCAAATAGAACGCAAAGGGTTAGCGGTATGATCCGTGTTATGACCAATGTGCACCCACCACGTCCGAGCCTATAACAAACCCCCACTTTGGGATTTGGGGTGGGGACTGGCGGGGGATGCTCACGTGTGGCACACTCGCTCTCCACAATGTGGAACTACATGCTACATGGTGTGGCGTGTGGCGACTTGGCAGGACATTGCACGCGGGATGGTGATACGGTGCCAGCGTCTGTCCACAAGCGTTTGCCCACAGCATTCCGCTACGCTCGCCAACGTCACAGTCTGGCCATGGTCTCCCCTGGTCTACATGCTACCTAATCGTTGTATATACAACAATCGTATGCGGCCACTGTGAGCCGTCTACACTGCCACTTGTCATCCAGGGTATCCCGGTATGGTCCACTAACATCGCCTCTGTAGCATACGTTAGCTTTCCGGAGATCACGTATATACGTTTTAACGTTGGGTAGTATTTGTGGGTATCAGACATGCAATCCCATGTCTCACCTATCGCATTTGCATATACACTTGTGTATGTATGTGATCGTATGCTGGCAATGGATTTTCCACATTGTGGAAACGTCCCAAACCATGCGATTTGACAAAGCCTATGGAATGTGGTCTAATAGAGATCCTGGCACTAGGGAATGTGCCAGATGGAAACCAAGTGACGCCGCAGTGGCAATCACAGTTTCCACAATGTGGAAAGGCTAGAACATGGCAAAGGCATCTTCCGCTCGCGTTGCACGTAAGCAAGCCGCGAAGGGGACAACCAAGCCGCAGAACAAGTCCGGCTCAAACATGCCGGATGGCGACAATTACAATGCGATGCTTGATGCGCAGATCAAGATCGTTCGCGATACGGTGGCGCTGAATGTCACTCGTGAGAATGACATTCTTACCGGCCGGCAGATCATCGCAAAGGCAATCATGGAATACATCGCCTTGAAGGTAGGCAGTGGCGTCAAGATGGAAGGCTGGTCTTCGCTGTTCTCTCGGACTGAGAACACTACCCGCACGAAGTGGCTGTCTGCCATGACCGTTGCATTCCTTGGCAAGGCTCCGCAATCCAAGGCCAAGAAGGATGGCATATGGTCGCAGGACATGGCCGATGCATCGGCAGACTACAAGGCAAACGTCCGCAAGTTCCGTGACGCTGCGGAATTGGCAATCTGCCTTGGCTACAAAGGGCACGGCCCTGATCGCTTTGACGCTGGCGCGCAACAATTCATCGTCACAGTTGACGATGTAACGCCGCCCAACACATCGCCCCTCATGGGCTTGGCCGCTATCGCCAAGCAGGGTGGCAACATCCTACTTGCCAACAAGCCGTTCCAAGTTGGCACGGCAGACAACAAAATGAAGTCCATTCGTTCATCGGCTTCCCACTTTGTCGCAATGTGCTATCCGACCGAAGCCAAGCAGGCAGCGGGCAGTGGCGACAATGACAACGGCAACGGTGGCGATACATCCGAGGGTGGCGGTGCAAACGAGCGTGACGATGGCGTGGATGCCGTCACCCGCCGCAAGGTGGTAAAGGCACTGATGCTTGACGAAGCGGCAGAGGCGATGCTTCGCGCGTTGACCGATGATCCCGACGCCAAGAATACACCCGAGGCGTTGGGCACAACGACATGGAACAGGTTGACCGAGATTGCCCAGCGTCTGGGCAAGATCGTGGAAGCCCAACACGCGGCAGAGACTGCGGCAGGCAAGCGCCCCGCACGCAAGCGGGCAGCATGACAAGACAAGCGGGGCAGCAATGCCCCGCTTTCTTTTGCATACCGTTATGTCCTATTGGATACAACGACAACGGAGCGTGCCCGTTGTTTCCACATTGTGGAAAGAACTGGCGCAGTCACAGCAAGCAAGCAAAGGCGCAACGCAACCATGTCAACGGCTCGTCAACGCGACGCAATCCGCGCCGCGCATACGTCACTCGCTGATAGCAGAGTGGCAGTTAAACAGTATCCGCTAGTCGATGCAGACTGGATGAGTGCCGATGGCTACGTGACAGAGTATTACAGCGATGGTGCGTGGCACTATGCGCTGGCATACATGACACGGCGCTACAGCATGGCATTCGCCCAACATATGGAATACGTGCAAGGCATACCATGCCGTGTGCGTGTGATCGCTGGTTACTTTGACCAGGATCAGCCGTGATGGTGGTGACTGTGGGCATGGTGCAATGGTGCCATGCCCATAGTTGCCAAATCAAACCATTGATGCTATACTCTCTAAATCGGAGTAGCGAGCATTACATCCGCACTCGCTATCGCTACTGGTCTCCCGCTGGCATATGGGTGGCCATACGAGACAAAGACGGATGCCTAATCGACCATGCCACCATGCGCTCAAACATGAGGAATGAATGTAATGCGCAAGAACGGTAAGCGTATGTATAGAAGCTACATTCCCAATCGGGATGATGCTCTGCTCTATCTCGATGCGGCCATTGCCCAGGAACGTGCACATGCCGCACGCTACCACGCCAACGCACACTTGACGCACGATCCGCGTCACCGAGCACACTTGCTGACATTGGCAACAGTGGCCAGCGAGGCAGTCACTCGCCTGTCTGCACTCCGCATCGAGTTGTCTTGCGGCAACATCGTGCTGGTGAGGCCGTAATGGCATATACTCATTACGACTATCAATCCAAGAAGGCATTGCGTGACGCTATCAAGTTGGGCGTGCGTGTGACCTGCTATCAGCCTGGCCCGTTCGCTAGCACACTGCCAAAGGATGGCAAGGTGTATCTGGAAGGGCCGCACTATCCTAAGCCGCACAAGTGGTATGCCGAAGGCATCCTGCGTGACGGCATCCTAATCAGCATCAAGTAGGCTACCAGCCCCGGCCAGCAATGGTCGGGGCTTTTCTTGTGCCCGTTCCACAATGTGGAAACAAGCGCGCCGAAGGCGCACGCAATACGGGCGACTACGGGCGACTACGGGCGTACGAGCGACTGACTGCGACTGACATACAATACGGGACACATCGGCACGATAAAGTGCCGTAAGATCGCTAAGGCAAGGCCGCGAAGCAAGCCACGTCTGGCTGCCCGGCCCTGGCTCTCACGCAAATACTTATAAACTTTTGGGCTTAACTCACTGATCCAGAAGCATTTTGGAACCGGATTTATGCGTAGACCGACTTGACAAACGGTCCAAAATGGTATATAATAGAAAGATAATAACATGAGAGGGAATGAGTAGTTCATATCTCTCCACAATGTAGAAAGGACTTACACATGGATGAGAAAGAGCTACGCGAGAAGATCACGGATGTGCTTGCCGAAGCAGACGAGTAGATCAACTGCTACTAGGAAGAAAGCATGTTCAAGCCACTGTTCGAGATAGAACTCGAAGAAGGCAACCGCATAATGACAGAACTCACTGCGTATGCACACAAGGTGGTCAACGGCACAAACATGAGCACACCACCAACAACTGCTGTGTTCATCATTGCCATGCCAATCAAGTATCACGAGGACAGCGACCTCACATCTATTGAGAACTCGGATGTGATAGTCGTGACCAACGTGCCTGCTGGCACCACTGACATCTCACGTATCCTCGTCAGCGCACTGATGCCAATGGCTAATGAGGACACGGAAGGCTTCGAGATCAGCGAGCGTCAGACTATTATCCCCAACTTCGAGAACTAACGCATATGGATGTTTCCACATTGTGGAAGCATTCACCTGCGTTCGTTAGCAGGGCATAACATCATAGTAAAGGATAGTTGCGATTGGATTAGCAATAAAGAAACCGCAACGGAGAGGACACATGCAACGCAAGTCACCACGACTACGTGTTCAGATCAGGTCCACCATCAACCGGGGGAAGCTGACCGGATACGAATGCTATGACGTGGAGACAAGAAAGACCCTCAGTGCTCATCCTGTAGATGAGTTACACCCTCGCCAAATTGCACTTGCGGCTGCACGCATCAAGTGCAAGGAGTTTAATTCGGAACCGTAGGAGTTCCTATGATAGACATGGCTAGTCCGCATAACATCATGCTTAACGCAGTGTCCGCGGACGTATACGAGACAGCCTACAGAGCAGTAGAGCCTGTTCTCGTTCGTGACTTCGGCTTCTTGGCTAATGAAGCCTCACCACCAACAGATGACTTCGGTCGTCCTGTGTATTGGCTGTATGTCATCATCGGCAGCAACCACTACAAGAGCACGTATCGGATGTCTGAGGAGGAGTTCCTCAACATCCGCATCTGGCAGTTTATGAAACAGCCGCCTGCGTCTGCAATTGGTACGCGCAAGACACCGGCACGTCGTCGTGCTTAGGTGGCGATACTCCAACAAACCAGACGCCGAACTACACGAGACACTGGTTCACGAACTGGTTCTCGCATTCGTAGCTTGTGCATTCTGGTTGTGGGCTTCGTGGTGGGTTATTTCCACATTGTGGAAATTGCCATCTGGTCCATACGTCGATCACACAACCTCTAACATCTGCTACATGGGTCGTGTGAGTGACTGCTGACAGACAACAGCGATTGTTGGAGGCATTCGCTGAGTATGAGCGTGCGCGTTCCAGGCTGACTGAAGGACAGACAACAATTCAGCTTCAGCCTGGGACACGCCTAATGAGGCTGCAACGGCTAGACTACGGATGGAGAGTATGGCTAGCCACACGTGACTATATACACGGATCGTTTCTCGAAGTGCATAATGACGGAACCATTATGCGCTACGAGACACGGTTCGATGAAGGCGATGAAGTCTTCAAGGTGCGACCAAGCGATGACGAAATCAGGAGATGATAATGCCAGAGCGAGATGACCTTGCACACCTCAAAGGAGAAGTGAGTGTGGTGGTTGCTAAGCGCATGGAGACAATCAAACGCTGCATCCAACACATGGACAAGGTAATGAATGTCGTGCCCGGAGAAGAAGCTACCAATGCCTGTGTCGAAGTGCTGTTCTTCCTCAATCGTGAGCTTGAGAGTGCAGCAAAGATGCTAGAACTGTCTGCTAAGGGGTAGGCATATGCCAAGAACTGCAAAGGTCTTTGACCTATCGAAGTTCCGTCGGTCATTCCCAAAGAGTGACGCATCCAAGACTGTGCCCAACAAGATACCGAAGGAGGCACATGCTGCGATACTACATCTCCACAATGTGGAAGGTGTCCCACAGGCCATGTTGGCTCGTGCCTTCAAGGTCACACCACCAGCTATCGGTGCATTGATTAGGAAATACCGCTAACGTGTAGGCACGGTCACTTTCGGTGGCCGTGCCTTTACTTTGTGGAGCACATGCAATGACAAAGAAGAAGCTACTCAAGGATGTGAAGCACATCAGCAGTCATCTGCATCGTTTGTCTATGACTATGCAGTTCGGTGTCGGTATGCACGATGAGCGTCCTGCTCGTGAATACGTGGAGCTTGTAGAACACGCCCACAGCTTTATACTAACGCTGTGGAAGAAGATCGAAGATGACCAACCAACCCATCGACGTGTTCAAGACGATTGAGATGCGTGGGCCAGACGAGTGCTGGCCATGGACGGGCGCCTGGGGCGGACGTGAACGTGACAGGCGCCCATACTTTATGGCTAACGGTAGACGCACCATGGCTTACCGTTGGGTCTGGGAACTGGTCGAAGGGACACCTATACCCCCTGACCAGATGATCCTCCACTCATGCGACAACGGGGGCTACCCTATAGGGTGCTGCAACAGGCGTCACATGAGGCTAGGGACCGTCCAAGACAACTCGGACGATATGACTAGCCGCCAACGGGTGGGCCTACCCCACACGGTCGTCCGTGCCATCCGTAGGCTGCTAGATCAGGGCATGGCCCAACAGGATGTAGCCGCTCGATACGCCTTGAGCCGTGAGACAGTGAGTGCAATCGCAACCGGACGAACGTATAAGGACGTTCAGTAGGAGCGCCGAAGTCGCGCGCAGTCGGGTAACTGCCTGACAATCAGGTAGCGGATTTTCCACAATGTGGAAACGCATCCTTCTCATGCTTGTGTGCAACTGGCAAGCCGCAAAGGTGCCAGTCCATCAGTGGCTACCTATATGCTGTAATCGTCCTCACCTAACAGACAGGTGCAGCAAAGGTATCCTATATGACACACCAGCCAGCCAACTCACAGACTTTTATAACCCGATGCCCGAACTGTCACCGAGGTCCAGTGGCCACCATTGACAGTAGGCATGACGGGGCATGGCGTCTTAGACGCAAACGGTGCATGGCCTGCAACCAGAGATGGGGCACATACGAGGTGCCAGTCGAATTGGTCAGCAGTCTGCTAGAGTGTCGTAAACAAGTGGAGGTTATGAAAGGAACAACAGACAAACTCCACGCTGCTCTCAACTCCGTAATGCAAGGAACCACAAATGAGTGTGTCGGAACACCTCAAGTTGGAATGGATGAAGTTGCCTAGTGGTGATATACTAGGTGGCTTCCATGATGCTCTCGGCAATGGCTGCTCTATCGGGCGTGCCAAGTTCCACGCAGACAAGCGTTCCATCTACCTCACAGCAGGACACGGAACGCTTGTTCTCACACCCGAGATGTGCGCTGAACTGGCACTCGTGCTAGGCTACATCGCATACACAGACGGCCAACTGCCGGAGACAGACTGATGCCACACAACAACGTTACTCCACAGTTCGTCGAAGACGCAGCACACAGTGCCGATCTACTCGTGGCTCACCTACATGAGTGTGGCCACGAGAACTTTGGCTACATCATACTGGCAGTGCAAAACGCAGACATTGCCAACATGACTTCGTGCAGCAACCTGCCTCCTCATATTATGATGGACGTGCTACGTATCGTGGCCGATCAAGCCTACGCACACGACGTAACACCACAAACGAGAACCGAACACTAGAATGGAACCAAGGCTCAAATGGGCTGAGGCAAAGCGGCAGCGCAAGAATT